GCAGAAATCGTTACTACTGGTGGGAAGACGATGAAGGAACTCGCGTCTATTTTAGCCAGCAGAGCACATTTACCGAACGGTAAAGCAGTAAAAGTCAAGGCGATTTACTTCTCGCACGAGAAATTCTCTCGCGTGATGGAAGCGCGTACGCCTGCGGACGAGTACTCACGAGTTTTACGAGAATTTGGCTTGCCTCCGGTGAGTCGCGGCACCATGGACCGCATCGGATCGGCGTCTTTGATGTACAACATGATCAAGAACGGCGAACTTGTCGTCCTTGACTCATGCAAAGACATAATTTTGTCGATTCCATCGTTGATGCGCAACCCAAAGTGCCTGGACGACGTTCTAAAAGTCGATGCCAAGGGTGATGACTGCTACGACGGGTTCCGTTTAGGTGTTTACGGTCAGTTGGGCACGAGAAAGAAGCCCGATGCCGATACCGTGCGCGACCAAGCGGCGGAATTAGCGAAAACTGATCCATTCGCAGCGCATTTCTACAAATTGAAGAAGGAAGCTGAGTTAAAAAACAAAACTCTGTGCTTCAAGCCTCCCGAGCAACCAGTTTGGGTGGGAAAACAACAACAGTAGGTGACTCAATGCGATTTTCAGAAAAACTCAGGCAAGCGTGGGATGATTTGTTTTATTCCGCGCTCGTTTCTCGACTTGAAGAAGACTTGCTTCGCGTACGACAAGATTTCGAAGCAAGAATTCAGGAATACCAGAGTATTGTTGCCGATCTTCGCAATGAGAAGGCCGCGCTAACAGCAAAGTGCGCTATTTTCGAATTTTCCGTCAATCAAAAGGTTGGAATTGACCCAAGTCAGCGAACGGCGCGAAAACCTAGCTTTGCCGCGTTCGCGGAGCCGCGACCGATGAGTCCCTGGCAGGTAGTTCAAGCAGAACATGAAAATCAGTTAGCAAAAGAGGCTGCTGAGGAAGAAACCAAGAAAGTCACGGTATAACATGGAAAAAGATGATAAATGCCCTGGGGAACTCTCTAGCCTCAACATTTGCTGCGCAGAAAACGGTTACAAAGTTATGTGCAGCTATGAAGCGAAAGATTCTCTATCACAACGCGCAGGCTGGGTACCAACTAGCTGCTGCTGCAAAGATTATGTCGAAAAGACAGACGACGCCGTAATTGAGCGAGTGAAAAAGATTTTTAAATGCAAATGCGGTAATTGCTAAGGAGATCACCAATGTTTCAAGCAAAAGACGGAAAAAAGTTCGGTTCTGCGTTTGCCGGGAAGAATTACGACGAAAAGCACAGCCCGACTGGAATGCACAAACTTGGAGCGGAACACGAGACGCCCAGTGAAGATAAAGAGACGCCACGCACGGATTCCGAAGGCGAAGCCAAGAATATCATGGCCGACACTTCGGTAGAGCAGGGTGAGCCAAAAGGCATGAACCAAGAAGAGGGTTCGCCCGAGGAAAGTGCCGATCCAGCGGAATCACGTACGGATGAGCAAGGCGAAGCCACCAATGAAGACGTTGTCCCCGACGACGTGAAAAGCGATGCCCAAGCACACGGTGCAGCATCTAAAGTCACAGTTACGCACGATCACGCCGCAGGACGCCACATGGTCACCAGTCAACACAAGGATGGTCACCTGCACTCCTCAGAACACAAGACGGCAGGAGCCGCACACGCCAGCGCACGACATCTCGGCGGTGTGATGCCAAAGGCTGCGCCGAAAGCCGCGCCAGAACCTGAAGATGATGAGTACTCTCATCTGTTGAACTAAGGAGACACCATGTCAACTTCGACACAAGACGGTAAGAAAAAGTTTGGGAGTTCGATGGTCGCTAAACGCTATGACTCCTTCCATCCTAAAGAGTCCAGTTACGACGGTGGGGATCAGCCCAAGATGGAATCCACACCTATGAAGCACGGTGGAGACGCTGAAGTGAACAACTTTAGCGGCAGTGAAGCGCACGACAACCCCATGGATACCTCGGCTGAAGTTGAGGCTCCAAGTTCGGTTGTGGAGCACCACGGTGTAGCGAGAGAAGTAGAGTATACGCACGACCATGAGAAGGGTGAGCACCAAGTTCACTCTACGCATGAAGATGGTCACGAACATCGCGCAGCTTTCAAGGACCCAGCCCTCGCATACGAGGCAGGTGGAGAACTGCAGGCCGACAGTGTGAAGAGACGTACACACCCAGATCAACAGGGCGCAAGTTCTGAAGGTGACAATGATCGAGTACCGCAACATGAAGCGGCTGATCTAGCATAAGGAGAAACTATGGCAGCACTAAACAGTCTTGGTCAGGTTGTAAATCTTAAGGACCAAGTTTCAATCATAGCCGTCGTAGTTTCTACGGCGAACTTCGGCACTACCGTGCCAAGTTCCCTCGCCATAGTCACAGCGGGAACAGTATTGACACCAGCAACGTTTAACCATCAGGCGAACGATGCTAATGCTGTAGAGCACAGCAATGATGCTGCACACCCTGCACTATCTATCACAGGAAAGAACTACGGAGCCTCAGGTGATCAAGAGACTGTGCTTGGCACGGTTACAGCGATCAGTGGCAACGGTAACACAGCAAGCCTAACAGTGACGCTTGCGTCTAGCGGACTTAGTGTTACGGTTCCAGCAGGTGCAACTACATCAGCGTCGGCTGTCGGTGGCACTCAATAAGGAGACGCCATGCCGTTCAAGAGCGTGAAGCAGCAAAAGTTCATGTTCGCCAATAAGGACAAACTTGAGAAGCAAGGCGTGGACGTGAAGGAATGGGCAGATGCAACGGACTTCAAAAATTTACCTGAGCGTGCGCCTAAGAAAGCACCTGGGCTAGGGAGAAAAAAGCCATGATGGGATTAGGAAAAAAGAAACTAGCCTCTACCGAGGCACCATCTTTGGATTCCACACCAATGGCGTCATGGATGAGCGGAGAAGCGCCCTCACCAAAACCTCGCAAGAAGCCCCGTGTGGATTCGGGTGGGCAATTAACACGAGGCAGCAACAAATTGGCATAGGAGAACAGCATGACTGGACTAGGAAAGATTCACATCAAAAAGTCCCATAAGGGATTACTGCACAGTGACACAGGTACACCACAAGGTGACAAAGTCCCAATGTCCAAGATGCGGTCGCAGAAAGCCAACGGCTCACCAGCCGAACGCAAGAGAGCAACTTTCGCCCTCAACGCACGCAAGTGGAATAAGTAGGAGAACGTATGGCTCTAGGATTAGCACGACCGAAGTCAAAGTTGCCCAATCCCTCAACTAACTTCAAGTTTTCGAACAAACAGGACTATATGAGCGAAGCGATGAACGCACCTTCGTCCAAGAAGAGTAAGTAAGGAGCATGCAATGGCGGAAACGGAAACCAGTACCCCAAGTAATGTCGGGACAGGAATGGAAGGGGCCAAAGGCGGCAGCGATGCACAACCCGAGAACCCTAACGAAAGTCCCCTCGGCGTGTACGCTCCATTTCCCTACTCACCGGAGCCGTTCGCAGAGTTAAGTGATGCAGCACGCGGTGCACTTATTGGGCTAGACAATATAGCGACCAAGACGGACACCGCTGCACGAAGAATGGAAGTCGAACAAACGTGGGAGGCGCTTCATTTTGAGAGGGGCTATCAACACTTATTGCGTGGTAAACAAGGTGGATGGCAACTCCCAGGCGCGAACACAGGGTTCGGCGCTAAGGAACAGAAGAACAACAACACCATTTACGACACCAACGTTTACGGTCCCAAGGGTGACATCATTGTCGCAGCACTATCGCGTGAAGTCCCTAAAGTTGAATTCTCCCCATGTAACCCAGAATACGGCCCAGACCGAGTAGCAGCCGAGGAAGCAGAACGCTTCAAAGAAATTTGGGCACGCAACAATAATCTTCATGGGCTTCTCACTGAAGTAGCCAGAATCTTCTGGAATGAAGATCGTTGCCTTCTGTGGACACGCTACGAATTGAACGGACAGAAGTATGGCTTCGAAGGAGAAGTGCATGCCCCAACCGTTCCTGAAAACATATTCAATGAACCAGACGCAGAGCCTACGGGTCAGGATACCCTTGACGATGTTCTGGCCGCACAAACCTCTGAAGTGGAAGACGAGCCAGAGAGCAATGGTGGGGAAGACCTACTCATACAAGCGGGTGGAGCAGGAGATGACCGCAAGCCGCTAGGACGCGAAGTAACAACCGTCCACGGCAAGTTGGATCACAAGGTTCCCATCGCAGTTGACAGTTTCGATCTTATGCAGTTCGTGCAGTTGTCCTTGGACTTGGACGTGGCAGTAGTTCGTGGGATGTTCCCATGGATTGCCGAAAAGATTAACCCAGGCACTGACGGAATGTCCGAGACACAGTTGGATAGAATCGCGAGGGAGAACGTACGCCAAGCAGTAGTAGGCGCATACGTCACTGGCGACTCCTTGAATCGACACAGTACAGTGAAGTTTTCTTGGTTTAGGCCATCAATGTTCCTAGATCAATCAGTGAGTGACGAAGCGAAAGCCGAGTTGCTGGAAGCGTTCCCTAATGGGGCATTGCTGGCTAGGGCTGGTCAAGAGTATGCTTTCTCGCGCAATGAGAAGATGGACGATCACATCGTAATTGGACATCCATGGGCTGGCAAAGGCCAGAACCGTCGCAGCATGGGCACAATGCTCATCTCGGTACAGAAGCGAATCAACGACTGGGTAGACTTGATGGACGACTTCTTCAAGCGCACCATACCAAAGAAATGGTACAACGCCGACGCTTTCGATATGGAAGCACTGAAGACGCAACCCAACATCCCTGGAAGTTCAGGGCCGTTCTTACCGCAACCGGGACTTACACTACCAGCGCAGTACATCATGGTAGAAGATACGCCGCAGCCTCAGGCTGCACTGCCTGACTTCATTAAGTGGTTCATTACTACGTTTTCAGAGGAAGTATCAGGCGCACTGCCATCTTTATTCGGAGCCGCAACCGGAGAACAAACAGTAGGCAACGCTGTTATTCAGCGCGACCAAGCATTGCAGCGCGTAGGCTCACCGTGGAACGCATGCCAAGACATGTTCGCAGCATCAGCACAACAAGCAGTAAAGTGTGCGGCAGAATGTCGTGACGGCAAGACGATCCAAGAGAATATCAAAGGTAAGGGCAACGTTTCAGTCAACACAGCGAACTTGCTTGCTGGAAATGTCACTTGTTACCCAGACACCAACCCAGCATTCCCAGAGTCACAGTCTCAGAAGGAACAGAAGCTGATGACCTGGGTAGACAAGTCTGCTGCAAACCCAGCCTTGAATGCTATTGTGTTCTCACCAAGTAACTCCATAGAGTTGTTTGATCAGATGCGCATGAAGGGATTCAAAGTCCCAGGTGCATCATCGGCGGCTAAACAAAGGAACGAGTTTGAGATATTGGTAAGAAGCGGAGTTCAGGACAACCCGCAGTTCATTCAGATGCAGAGTGCGCTGCAGAAAGCAAACCAAGGCGTGCAACTGGCTCAGGCGACAGGGCAACCTGTACCACCCCAAGCACAAGCCATGATCCAACAACTGCAGCAAGCTATGACATCTGTACCTCCTAAGATTAGTACAGTACCAGTTCGCCCAGATGAGAGCGAACTGCACGCCGTGGAAGCGGACGAGTGCATGGAGTGGATGAATAGCACGGAGGGACAAAAATTTGCTAGCGGTTCCCCCGAACAGCAAGCAGCCTTTGATAACGTACATACCCATTGGCAGCAGCACGTTGTAGAAGCTAAGAAAATCGCTGCAGCGAACAAGCCACCGGATAAACCACCTTCAGAAAGCATTTCGATGGATATATCGAAAATGCCTCCTGCTATAGCTGCCCAAGCAGTCACAAAACTTTGTATGCTAGCCGACCCTAGTGCATTTGCCCAGCAAGCCGACCAAACTCTGCAACACAAAGTGGCGGCCAAGGCAATACCTGAAGCCCTCAAGGGACAAAAGGAA